CTACCCCATCACATATTTAGCGGTTTCATTCAGCGGCTTGCCGGTTTCGTCGGACAGCTCACCGGCCAGGGCGTGACCGTCGATGTTCTTTGAAATGTATTTTGCGATGTAGGCCGTCGCAGACCCCTTGCTGGGATCCATCTTTTTGGACTTGAAGCGTGCGCCAGTATTGCGGCCCAGCTCGTCGCGGTCTTCTGCGATGAAGTAGGCGCGAAGAATCGCAACGGTGGCTTTAACTTCTGCCTGCGGCATGAATAAAAGCGCGTGCCAGTGCGGCGTTCCATCATGATGCGGCTCGGCGACGCGGAATCCGTAGGGGCGCAATTTTTCGCGTTTTAACTTGGCTGTGGCACGGCCCCAGATACGGCATAAATAACTCTGCGCCTGGGCAACCGTGGAGTGATTCCACTTTGCGTTATGATGCCCGGACTGAATATTACTGTGATATTTCGACGGGCAGGTGATTGTAAGAAAGATTCCCACGTCGCCGCGCTGCTGTGCGACAAGCTCCACCCCCGCCTGGCGGGCCATTAATTCATGGCGACGAATGGCCAGGTTGGACGTGGACTTGTTAATCATATCTTCAAGTGACGAGACGTTGCCGTCTTCATCAACAAGCTCATGACTTTTGAAAAAGTCGCGGCTTTTCCGGCGCTGCTCCTGCCATTCAATCAGGCTGCTGGCGCTGACGTAGGCGTGGGCTTTTTTGTGGACTGCCCCGATTGCCCGCAACTGGTTTTCGCGCCAGTCACAACGCAGCCGCCAGATTTTGCGACCCCACCAGTCTGGCGAAGTCATCCGCAGGATAGCGGTAAAAATCCGATCTCGTTCCCATTCCCCCGTCCAGGCTGGAGGGACAACGCGCAGGGCCAGCATTTCGCGGCCCAAGTGACAATAGAGCCAGTCCAGCTGATCGTTCGTCATGCTTTCTTCGGTCAGACCCAGAGCCTGGCATTCTGTCCCGTACATTTCAGCCAGCCGGTTGCCGATCTCATAGGCGGCGCTCAGGGCTTCCCTCTTTGTAAAATCTGCCAGCCGCTGCCAGCGTCCGTGCCAGTAGGCGGTCAGTTCGCCGGTCATATCGGACGCAACGCCCTGGCGGCTGCGAACGACGTCAAGACGCATTAATGATTTTCTTACGGTGCCCATAAGAAAATCGTTAACGTGTCGGCTTTCGCGATTGGCGCGCAGCCAGTCTATTTTTTTGCGCCAGACTTCCCGAATGAAGTACGGTTCAGACAACAAACGCGCGTCAACGCCTTCCGGCGTACTGGCCCAGGCAGCCACAGCGGCAGCAGCGGTCTTGCCGTCACTGCTGACTATATTTTTGTAGATGGCAAATGGCAGACCGCGCAGCTCGTTGTTGTCCAGCGTCTGGATCAATGCTTCGCGATTGCGAACATCAGCGGGGTTATAACCGGCGCGGCGGAATAGCCGGTCGATATGTTTATCAACGCCAGGGTTAGACACTACCGCCCCGATAGTCGGGGCGGCGGTTGCAGGCTCTAAAACATAGGGGCCGATTGCGGGGCGGGGCGCGTTCCAGGGCCAGGCGAAAGCAAGGTTCGTCATTTCTTGCTTTCCACGTTGTTTCTTTCGTGGCCCAAGTCCTGGCTGTGCTTCTCAATTAATGGATCAAGTATCGTGTTGAAGTAGGTCAGTAGCGCTCTAGCCTCATCTGGCCCAGCCAAGACCCCCACTAAAGTTGCATTGGCAAGCGCTAAGGTTTTTGCTTCGTTAAGAGCACTAAGCGCACCGCGCTGGTATTCAGACCTTTTGATAGCCATCAGAAAACCTCCGCGCCTTTGGCGAGATCGACGCCAAACCAGACAGCAAGCGGAGAAGTCAAAGGAGATTTAAGAACGCCGATCACCTCACAGGCTGCCCCACGGGTAGCGGCATTCGCGCTAACCGAACGGTTGACGCTAATTTCCTGGAAGTTGAAATCGCGATAAATCTCGCGGGTGGCCGGGGTGTCGCTGTTAGACAGAACAATCGGCGCGCCATAAAGGCGGTTTGCCGCCAGCAGGGTGACAGCTAACTGGCGGTGCTCTTTCTCACCAAATGGGGCGCTGTGGTACTGGGTGAAATTGGCGGTTTCGCTTGTTGGCAGGTATGGCGGATCGCAGTAGATAGCCACGTCGCTGCCAATCATAATTTTTATCGTGTTCTGGAAGTCGCAACACACAAAAATAGCTTTCGTGTCGTTGGCTTTTTCAGAGAACAGGCGGATCTGTTCTTCCGGGAAGTAAGGCGGGGTTTTGTGCTTACCAAAGGGTACGTTATATCCGCCCTGGCGGTTATAGCGAACAACACCGTTATAGCCGTGGCGGTTCAGATACAGGAACTGCGCTGCCCGCAGAACAAGGCCCGCATCAGGGCTGCCCCCACAATCTGCGTGCGGGTAACGATAATCACGGGCGCGGGCGTTGAAATCGTCGCGAATCCACTTATAGCCGTCCTTATCGCCATACACTTTAAACAACGGTCGGGCAGCGTCGATCACTGCATCAGGCCAGCGCATTATCTGGCGGTAAAGGTTGATTAAGTCGGGATTGATATCACCCAGGATATAACGGCGATATTCAGTATTGAGGAAAACAGAAGCGCCGCCGACGAACGGTTCTACGAGGCAATCAGCTTTTGGCAGCAGCGGCAGCAGATCAGGAATTACACGGCTTTTACCACCAGGCCATCTCACAAGCGAACGAATCATTTTACTTTCTCCAGGGTGCAAGAAGCCCGACGCGTTAGCGCCTGTTTCTTTTTTGTGGTCAGTTAATTGTCAGTTGGTTGGTTTGTCTGGCTCTGGCGGCTTATCGCGTAGCGCCTGAACTTCTGCGCAGGGCGCTGCGTAGTCCTCAAATTCCCAGGGCATTGCCGCGGCGAACTCGGAAAGACGCTTAATGCCCATCATCAGGCAGGTTTGTTCCGCTTCGGTCAGATCTGCAAAGGCTAAATTCAGGTGGCTGCGGGTTAGTTGTGGCAGGCCAGCTATGCGACTGGCCGCGTCATTCGCCAGGATGAAAACCACTTTCTTGCGGGCATCATCCAGGCAATTGAAGCGCGTTGCCGTATCGTTCACGCGGCTGGCATTCAGGCTGACTTGCAGTCGGGCGCGTTGCTCAAAAAAGCTGCGGCGACCTGGTTGCTGTTCGGTGTTGTCCATGAACATAACCCCCTCCCGAATGGCTAACGACCAGTAATGGCTACTTTCAGATCGGCAATCAATCTGTCCAACTGCTGCCGACCATCCTCATTCAATGCATCAATGCCGTAGTCGAAAGCGGCGAGGATAGACATTTCCATCTCGCGGGACTCAATCGCGATCTTGAGTTCGGACCCTGGTTTGACATATGCCGGTACCCTGTAGCCCTCGCCAATAAATGGATTCATAACCGCTGCTTTCTTGATATCCAGTGGATTAAACATGCTCACTCTCCTTGCATCGGTTTAGGCGAAGATGCCCATAAGGCGGGCAAACCAGCGGCGTTTGTTGCGGGGCCTGGACATATACGGCAGGCGGCAGCCTTTGACGAACTGAACGTCGGCGGCCTTTGGCTGGAAGAACTGCCCGTCCGGGGTTTCAATCCACCCGCGAACATGGCGGCGATGCGTGATCCCGCATGAAGTGGTTAGCAGGCTGGCGAATGACGGGGCTTGAGTTATATCCATAACAAAACTCCATTAAATTTAGATAGATGCCGGGGAAACCCACACGCCCGGCGCGTGTTTCCTGTGATAACATCACGCTGCCTGTGAAACTTTGGCGAGTGAACCAGGCATAACGTTTACCAACACAAAGGAATACAAATGAACAAACAAGAAATTGCTGAGTTCTTCGAAGAAGCAAAAGCCTCTCGCACAAAAGATTCATTTGATGATCGCCTGGTCGCTATTGAATTCATGGTCTGTTCAATCGCCGCAGCCCTTGAGGGAAGCGCAAAAGAAACTTCTATCAACACCATGAATTCTTTCTCTGAGAATCTTGACCCACTGCGAGATTCAACCCTTAAAGCAGTCGCCGATCTGAATGTTTTGACTGGTGACTTCAGGACCCTTTCTAACCAACTTGCAGAGTCGAAATAAACTCATCCAAGCGACGTTTGATTTCAACCCCTCTTGCGGGGCTGTTCATTCCCCAGGCCTCAATCTCGTAACGAACATTTCCAGCATGTGCGCCGTGATGGTAAAAGCGGGCCAAATGCACGCTGTTTTCTTCGGAAGATAAAACCTGCTTTTCTGAGTTACTCATAACGGATTCCCCAAACCTAGCCACATCAACCACCCTTCCCTGATTTTTTTCGGGCGGCTCTCATACGCTAATTTCATGCCGTTGTTCCAGGCAGGGAGATAAACCCAGTATTCGCCAGCACGCCCAGAAGTTGACTGCGGATCCGTTATTTCGACTACAGGCAACTTGCCCTTCTCAATCATTCCCTTCACTGCTGCCGGTGTCTTACCGATGAGTTTTGCGAACTCCTGATAAGGGACGGCGTCTGTCGCACTTACAAGCTGTTTGCTCATCTGATACGATTCTCCGTTGGTGGTTACAATTGCTCTTAATGGGCTTTAATTGCCTTATCATATCATTTTACCATAAATCGTAAATTTTTACTATCGTGCAATTATTTTACCTAGGAGACATTGTGTCAATCACAATTTCAGAGAAGTTAAAGCTTATAAGAGAGTCCGAGCGCCTAAATCGGAGACAATTCAGCGAGTTAACAGGCGTGGTTTACAGCACTCTATCCAGTTATGAAACAGGGGCTAAAAGCGCCAGCCTAGAACCCATCATGAAAGTTTTTCAGCACCCCCGGTTTAGTAAGTACACCCTTTGGTTTATGACCGACCAGATAGCACCTGAGTCCGGGCAGATTGAACCGGCTCTCGCACACTTTGGGCAAGATGCAACAACCTCGCAGCACTCCGACCAAAAGACTGGTTAACAATTCACCGTGAGTTTATTTATTACAAATGTTGTTTACTCGTAAGGAAATATAAGTTCCGCAATTACGAGGAAGTTAAGCGGGAGCGTCGGAAATCTTCCACCAACCCGGCAAAGGCAAGAACCACCATTCGGAGGGTTTCATGAGTATTAAGAAACTCGATGATGGTCGATATGAAGTGGACATCAGACCAACGGGGCGCAACGGAAAGCGCATCCGTAGGAAGTTCGACAAAAAAAGCGAGGCTATCGCTTTTGCGAAGCACACACAGTACAACCACCACAACAAGGAATGGCTTTCGAAGCCGACAGACAAGCGGCGTCTGTCAGAATTAACGGCGATATGGTGGGATTTGAAAGGGAAACATGAGGAACACGGTAAATCTAATCTTGGGAAAATTGAGATATTCACCCGGATAACTGACGACCCTTGCGCGTTCCAGATTACGAAAGCACTAATTAGCCAGTACAGTGCTACACGCAGAAGCCAGGGGATCAAGCCGTCAAGCATCAACCGCGATTTGACCTGCATCAGTGGCATGTTCACCGCATTAATTGAGGGTGAATTGTTCTTCGGAGAGCACCCGATACGCGGCACGAAAAGGCTGACAGAGCAGAAGCCGGAAACTGGCTATCTGACGCAGGATGAAATTACCGTGTTGCTTTCGGAGCTGGACGGGGACAATAAGAAGATTGCGATTCTTTGTCTCAGTACCGGCGCAAGATGGGGTGAAGCCGCACGACTGAAAGCGGAGAACGTGATCCATAATCGCTGTACGTTCGTTAAAACCAAAACGAACAAACCGCGAACCGTTCCAATCTCTGACGAGGTGGCGCAAATGATCGCCAGCAACAAGCGCGGATATCTGTTCCCGGATGCGAACTATCCGGCATTCAGACGGTTGATGAAGGAATTGAAACCCGATTTACCAGCAGGACAGGCAACGCACGCATTACGCCACAGCTTCGCAACCCATTTCATGATTAACGGGGGAAGCATCATCACTCTGCAACGTATCCTGGGACATTCGCGAATTGAGCAAACTATGGTCTATGCGCACTTTGCCCCGGAATACTTGCAGGACGCGATCTCACTCAATCCTTTGAGGGGTGGCCTTGAGGCCCGGAGCGTCCACACAGTGACCACAGACGGGTAACTAAATATGGCTTTCAATGGTCTTGTGTGCCTCGCAAACCCGCATTGCACCGTTGAAAGCCAGTACCGCCAAGGGTCTTAAAGGCCCTGGTGCAGGCCTTCCGTTACTTCGGCGGCGGCGTGAAAACCGTGCTGGTCGATAATCAGAAAGCGGCCGTGCTGAAAAATCACAACGGCAATGTGGTGTTCAACGCCGGCTTCCTGCAACTGGCGCAGCACTATGGCTTCCAGCCCCGGGCCTGTCGCCCCCGCCGCGCGCGAACCAAGGGCAAGGTTGAACGCATGGTCGAATACCTCAAGTACAACTTCTTCGTCCCTTACACGCAGTTCGACAGCTTCGCGCACGTTAACCAGTTGCTGGAGCAATGGCTTGCCGAGGTCGCTGATCAGCGCGAGCTGCGCCAGTTCCGGCAAACGCCGGCGACCCGCTTCGAGGAAGCAAAAGGGCACCTGCAGGCGTTGCCGGCAACGGACTTCGATACCAGCTACTTTGACATCCGTCATGTGGCCTGGGACGGCTATATCGAGGTGCGGGGTAATCGTTACTCCGTGCCAGAGGCCTGGTGTGGTCGCCCGGTCTCAATCCGTATCACGCTGGATGATGAGTTGAGGATCTACGGCAATGAGCAGCTTGTGGCCACTCATCGCCTGAACAATCGTGGTGCCGGGTGGCAGACTGTTCCGGAGCACCATGCACCATTGTGGCAACAGGTGAGCATGGTAGAACACCGTCCGCTGAGTGCTTATGAGGAGCTGCTGTGATGCATTAACTGGAGACGCTGCTGGGCCGTCTGAAAATGGAGCATCTGGGGTACCAGGTGGAAAGCCTGCTGGAGCAGGCGGCGAAGGAAGAACTCAACTACCGCGAGTTCCTCTGCCGAGCGCTGCAACAGGAATGGAGCGGGCGCCATCAACGCGGTATGGAGTCCCGGCTGAAGCAAGCCCGGCTCCCCTGGGTGAAAACGCTGGAGCAGTTCGATTTCAGCTTCCAGCCGGGCATCGACCATAAGGTGGTGAGAGAGCTTGCCGGCCTGGCGTTCGTAGGACGAAGCGAAAACGTGATCCTGCTGGGTCCACCGGGCGTTGGCAAAACGCATCTGGCGGTGGCGCTGGGCGTGAAAGCGGCGGATGCAGGGCATAGGGTGCTGTTCATGCCGCTGACAGGCTGATAGCGACGCTGATGAAGGCGCGACAGGAAAACCATCTGGAGCGCCAGCTGCAGCAGCTGAGTTATGCGCGCGTGCTGATCCTCGATGAAATCGGCTACCTGCCGATGAACCGTGAGGAGGCAAGCCTGTTCTTCAGGCTGCTGAATCGTCGTTACGAGAAGGCCAGCATCATCCTGACGTCGAACAAGGGGTTCGCGGACTGGGGAGAGATGTTCGGCGACAACGTGCTGGCAACGGCGATCCTGGACAGGTTGCTGCATTACTCAACGACGGTGAATATCAAGAGGGAGAGCTACCGGCTAAGAGAGAAACGGAAGGCAGGCGTACTGAGCAAGAATCTGGCGCCAGAAAGCAACGAGGCATCGCTGGAGAAAAGTGGTCAACCTGGTTGATGAATAGCGGACATTAAAAATGGTGAAAAACGGTCAAAAGATCGTGGCGTTGACAAAGGCCCAGCACCGCACGATAGGCCAGCTCCGGATACGCTTTCGCCTTCAGCATCGCCTCAACGACCCTGCCGGTGAACGGACCGATACTGCGACCCGTTTCCACCTCCACCAGACGTTCCGGCGTCCAGATTCCGTGGCCCCGGTGCTGGGCTGGAGCGGGTTGGTTGAGTGCTTATATTCATGCTCACTGCACGGATGCTGCGCCACGCATTGCCCCCTGTGCCAGCCCTGAACCACCGTCTGCCCGGCCTTCAGCGACAAGCGCTGGCCCGCCAGCTCGTGCGGCACGGAGTACCAGTGGCGCGCATACTCAACGTGGTAGTCAGGCCACACCTTTACCACTTTGTATTCGGTGTATTCATACGGGGACAGCGGAAGCGGTGAGAGTGCCGGCACGTTCAGCTCACGGAAGCGTTCTGCGCGGGTCTGATTGCCATAGCCTTTCATCGGCCGGTTGTTCATCTCCTTCAGCAGCTCGCGCAGGCGGGTATTCAGTGCCCGCAGCATGTAGAAGGTCTCGTGGCGGATGCGCGCGAGCAGCCATCTTTCCACGATGAGCACGCCGTTTTCCGTTTTCGGCTTATTCTTCGGTTTATACGGGCGGGCTGGGATAATCACGGTACCGTAGTGCTCTGCCAACGCCTGGTAACTGTCATTGATAACCGGCTCATAGTGGTCGGCTTTCTTCACCGCACTTTTGAAGTTGTCAGGGATAAGCAGTTTCGGCACGCCACCTAGGAAGGTCAGACAGCGGCTGTTGGCATTGAGCCACGACATCATGTCCTGGCCTTCACAGGCCTCAACGTAGGTGTAATTTGAGGCCCCCATCACGACCACGAAGATGGCCACCCGGCGTATTTCACCGGTATCCGGGTTAACGACGGGCACCGTTGGTCCGCAGAAGTCGATGAAGAGCTTTTCACCGGCGCGGTGCTCCTGGCGCAT